CTAATGGATTCATAGTGCATTCCCAGCGGTTAGGGGTTCCTTCCATGCCCACAACTTGTTCAATAGGCGTTGCTATTAAACTTATAGTTATCAAAGAGTGTAGCACGAAATGGAACTTAAGTCATATAAGGTCATAGGACTAAGTTTGATTAATGAAAGCCTTAAGTTAGACTAATGAAAGCTAGGTAAAAGGCTAGAACTAGTCTTGAGTAATGTAGTTGATAGATAGAGCATTACTATCAAATCAACGCTAAATCAACCTTAGGGATACCGTTTCTCATACTCTCTCCATTGCATAAAAACTTCAACCAAACCCTCACTTTTTAGCCTCTAACTAATAATCGTTCTCAACTTAATGATGTACTTTAGGGGTATTTATAGTCCTATAGGGTGTGACATTTTTACATAGGGGTAATACTAATGAGTATCTTGATTTTTACTTTTGGGGTATTGGGTGGTACTTTGGGGTATGGTATTTTTATCACAGTGTGGGATTAATGTCACGGTTAGGAGGGGGCAGGGGACCAGGGGCTATCTTATAACTAGCGCATACGTCATAGCCATAAATTCTGTAATTTAGCTATCAACCACTTGGGTAGATGCTTCTAAGTTAATTCCTAGGATTACTCTCAAAACCCAGCCTTAAAGCGGACATAAAAATAGCCCCATCAGAAATTAATCTAATGGAGCCTATCAACCACGTATTTTTGGGGGGACTTCTAAGTTAACTTTAAAGTAGGAAATTCAGAATAAAATTAAGTCCTAGCCTTAAACCACTTATTTTCTGAACTTAAGAAGTAGAAACTTAAGTAGTAAAAATAATTAGAAAGAAACTTAATTTATATCTATAAGGGTCTTGATTAATAAAAAATATCCCCTATGTATATATTAACCTTGGTTTTTAAATAACAAACCATAGTTACAATTATACTGCCAGAAACCAAGGTCGTCAATAGAAAAATGAAACAAGGATAAAAATGCTAAAATTAGTTACTGATTATTTAAATTATTTAGATGATATAAATTATAATTTAGATTCATTGTATGAGAATAAACCTTTACCACTACATAAAGCTGAATGCGATATATGTGAAGAGACATATCCTCTAACATATAAGTATTGGACAGTGAAGGCTATAGATTATATCCAGAAAGGCGGAGAGTTCGATTGGCTATGTAAAGAATGTTTCCATAGAGAGAAAAGACAATACCATGAAAGTCTAAGATTACCTAGATGGGCTGATCGGAAAAAGATACAAGACATATATGATAATTGCCCTACTGGATACGAAGTAGATCATATTATTCCGAGAAGGGGTAGAAATGTTTGTGGACTTCACGTTGAAAATAACCTTCAATATTTAACAAAGAAAGAAAATAGAAGAAAAAAGAATAAATATGAAAATAACTCTTGACAACACTCCGTTAGCGACAGTATAATTGGTATATACAATGACTGATTCTATTTCACGACTTTCTAAGTTTCTGAGCCATTCTCAATATGATGGTAGGCAGATTGCTCTAAACAAATATGGAAATATCCCTAACGGAATTTTAGAGCAGCACTATTATGTATATGCAAGAGCAGCTATTGAAGCTAGGTTTCCTAAATATAAAATATCTGTAGAAGATACTAAAAGACTTATTAAAGAAGAAAAGATTCCAATGAGGAAGAAACTACCTAAACTTCCTAAGTGGTACTTTGATAAATGGCTTCGTAAGTAATTAAGGTTTTTCATAGCACGATCACACGCTTATTATTATAAGGATCGCTTGGCTATAAGCCTTACTACTATTCTCTCTATAGGCAAATCCTATAGAATACGGTTTTAGGTTCCGTTCCAGTTAAACCTAATATTTTAGGGCCACAATAAAAAAGCCCCTAGCCTCCCCTTGAAGCATTGTGGATACGGGTGTGCGCCAAACAATAAACAAGAGTCGTTAAGACCTAGACGCAGAAAGTAACATCTCCCTCCTTCTTCTGCAAGAACCGTGCAGCGTGGTCCACGGTATACAAATAGACCGCGCTTCATCTATTAGTTCCCCCCCACTTAAGAATTAACTATAGTCCGAAGGATTACTCAATGGCATGGCAGCAAGTAGGTGGAAGTACCTTTATTTCCACTGCAACGTTTACTCGACCAGCAGATACCACTGCGTATGCAGCCAATGATGCTGTGTCTAACAGTACGGCTGCGACTGTAGCTATGAACTTTGGTACCCAGGCTCGTTCTAATGGTGTTCACACCAATAGTTCGGGCCTTATTATTGGTGCCCGTCTTTATAAGTCTACAACTACTGTTTCTGCTGCTACATTCCGCCTTTGGCTCTTCAATGCTGCTCCTACCTCACCAGCAGCCGATAACGCTGCCTTTACATGGTCTGCGTCTGATAAGGCTTCCCGATTTGGTTATATTGATTTTGTAAGTCCTCAAGCTACAGACGGTTGTGATATTCTTGCAGCCCCCACGCTAGGTAATCTAGCATTCAATGTTGCCTCTGGCAGCAGCCTCTATGGACTTCTACAGGCCACTGGTGCTTATAGTCCTGGCAGCGCTGAGGTATTTAATATCTATCTACACGTACTGCAAGACTAATGATTTTTCCATCTGCGCGTAACACCAAAATACTTACTCGTCCTTTCTATATATTGGATAAAATACTTGGAAGCGTAGCAGCCTTTGGGTTTAGAAAACTTAGAGCCAATTATGGTGGGCCTTGTGTTAGAATTCGCAGGTCTAGTGATAACTCTGAACAAGATTTTTATTTTGATTCAGGTGGCCTTCTTAATACCGTTGCAATTACAACCTTCCTAGGCGCTGACACAGCTTTTATTACTACTTGGTACGACCAGAGCGGTAATGCTAATGATGCTGTGCAAACAACCGCAGCCAATCAACCTAATTACATTGCATCAGGTACTAGCACTAAGCCTACAGCCCGTTTTGCCGCCGCATCATCGCAGTATCTTCAGATCACGGCGGGGCTCGATGTCCGGGCACTGAATGCGGTCATGAAGGTCACGAGCACCGGCACCTTTTCCCGGTTCCTCGGCTGCTTCTCGTCGAACAACCTGAGTGGTGCCTATGGCTATCAGACGGACAGCACGTCCGGGCAAGCCGGCGCCTCTCCGTCGCAAGCTGGCACCGGTGTGCAAGGGGTACAAGCCCCAGGACTTTTCGGCACCCCGTATGTATTCGGGTCGCTACTGACGGCCCGGACAGGAACTTGGACGGTCGATCTTCGCTACAACAACGTGGTGAAGGCGAGCCAGACCGCCACCGTGAACCTCGCCAATACGACGGGTCCGACCAGCATCGGGTGCCTTTTTACCGGCGCTACGCCGACCGTGAACAGCCCCTACAACGGCGACATCTCCGAGCTGATCGTGCATCCTATGATAAGTGAAGATGCTTTTGCCACTATTGTTGCTTCTCAACGTGATTACTTCGGATTTTAAGTAATGCAATATATTATATATAGCACTCAAGATGATGCTGTAACTAGAAGTTATAATGAGGCAGTAGCCAGAGGATGCACAGGGGATATTACGTCCCGATGGTGGCAAGTTATATCTCATCCTACAAATGGCACATATGCTTTGGCTATTGATGTTACAACTACACTGACAGCAAGTGAGAAATTACAATTAGTATCTCAAGCTACAATGATTTCTAATGGATGGTTTCCAGTAGATGTCTAAATCTTACAAAGATAAGAAACGGTATTTTGAAGAAGAAGATTTCGAGACAGAAACTCCAAAATACAAACGTAAAGAAAAAGGTCGAAAGAAGTCTAACATAAAACAAATTGTTCAAGACTACTTAGACGAAGAACCAGATTTGATTTTTCTATGAGTGGGAAGAATCTGTTCCCCCGTCCAGATGCTAGCTATCTACTAGCCCCACTCTCCAAAACATAAGAAGCAATTTTGAAAATTATTTTTGAATGGAAAGACACGTATCAGAAAGTTATGGGCGGTTCTAGCCAGTTTATCTTTCCTGATGATCTTTCTGATAAGTCTAAAGAACGTGAATTTCTCCGCGTACTACGAGAAAAAGATTATTCCAACTTAACTTATTGTGTGAGAGAACCCAAATGAAAACAGGACGACCAAAGACTCCTCCTAAGCCTAATCTAAAGGTGCCAGCAAAGAAGATGCAAACTCCTCCAACGGCTCCCCCAGGCACCCCACCAATGGGATATAAAAAGGGTGGCAAGGTTAAGAAGTAACTCTAACTTAAAGGATTAATTAAATGGCTACTCAACTTCAGTTTCTAGCGCCTACTTCCAAGCAGGATGCTCGTTACCCTCTTATTAAGCTTGTCGGCTCTGCTACTCTTGACGTAGCCTCTCTTGTCGATGCCGCAGGCGCTACTTCAACTATCACTGCTACTGGTGTAGTTTTAGGCGATTTCGTTCTAGTGTCCTTCGGGGTCGATCTCCAAGGCATTACTGTAACGGCATATGTCTCTGCCGCAGACACTATCAGTGTTCGTGTACAGAATGAAACAGGTGGCACTATCGACCTTGCTTCAACGACTGTTCGTTACGTTGTATTCGATAAGAACGTTGGTACCTAATGGCTAAGCAGCTTAGTGAGCAGCAACAGGCTTTCATTGACGCTCTTATGGAAAATGGTGGCATCGTTACTGACGCCGCTAAGACTGCTGGTTATTCAAAGGCACGAGGCTACGCTTTAGTCCGTGAACTTAAAGAAGATATTATTGAAGCAGCAGAGTACATTCTAGCTATGCACGCCCCTCGTGCTGCTAATACACTAACGCAGGGGCTTGGTGGTGGAGAACACACTCCTACACCAACAGCAGTAGATTGTGCCAAACAGGTACTAGATCGTGTTGGTCTAGTTAAGAAGGACAAGGTAGAAATCTCTGGTCCTGCACAAGCTATCTTCTTCTTACCTCCGAAAGACAATGCTTAGTTATTCAAAGCTATCTAAAAAGATTCATAATCCTGTAAGAAATCATCTACGTAAGATGACTATTGAAGGTAAAACTTACATTAAGCGCAGAGCTAGGACTATTCCCTTTGGGTTTAATTTAAGTAGTGAGTACCCTGAATATCTTGAACCTAATCCTCTAGAGCAGGCGGTTCTTGAGAAAGCTAAAAATCTACTAGCACAAGGCTGTAGCTATATGTCCACAGCATCGTGGGCTTCTCAGGTAGCAGGTAGAAAGATTTCCCACGAAGGGTTACGTAAGGTATTAAAGCGTGGATATTGAAGATAAACTTAAGTCTGTTCCTCTTCCAAAACCTGACAAGCGTAAGAATAAGCTTAATTTAAATAAAAGTCTTAAGGCTTCTCTAAAACGCAAGAAGCAGTTAGTGAAGAGAGAAATCAACGATCTTATGGTCGCTGAGCACAAGAAAAAGGTACTAGAAGAAGCTCTAGCTAAGACAGAAGAACTAGAGAAAGTATTGGCTGGAAAGCAACCGCTTGTAAAAGGCGATGTACTGGCCGCTGGTACGCCTGTAATGAAAGAGGCTATAGGTAATAGGCCGGTTGCGTTTATGCCTAATCCTGGCCCTCAGACGGACTTCCTAGCTGCTACTGAGAAAGAAGTGTTCTACGGTGGTGCTCGTGGTGGTGGTAAATCCTATAGTTTAATTGTGGATTGCCTTCGAGATTGTGATAAGCCTGACCATGTTGCGCTAGTGCTTAGACGTACAATGCCTGAGTTACGGGATTTAATTCGCCACTCACAGCGACTTTATCCTACTGCATATCCTGGCGCTAAATGGCGTGAACAGCAAAACGAGTGGACTTTCCCTAGCGGTGCTAGAATTGAATTTGGTTATGCTGAAAGTACAGCAGATGCTCTACGGTACCAAGGTCGTGCATATACTTGGATTGGCGTAGATGAGTTGCCTCAGTATCCTGATCCTCAAATTTGGACAGAGCTTAGAGGTTCCCTACGTACAGGTTCAGACATTAAGACCTATATGAGAGCCACTGGCAACCCAGGTAACGTAGGCTCAGCTTGGGTTAAAGAAATGTTTATTGACCCTGCTCCACCAAATACACGATTTGAGGTTGGAGTAGAAACACCTAACGGTAAGAGCGTGTTCACTAGACGTTTTATTCCTGCTAGTTTGTTTGATAATCCTCATCTTATGAAAACAGATGACTATCTCGTTATGCTATCTTCTCTACCAGAAACGAAGAGACGACAATGGCTAGATGGAGATTGGGATGCTTGGGATGGTGCGGCATTTCCAGAATTCAGGAGAGAAATTCATGTTGTTAAACCTTTTGAAATACCAACTAGTTGGGTGCGCTTCCGAGCTTGCGACTGGGGTTACTCTTCTCCTGCTTGTTGCTTGTGGTTCGCTGTAGACTACGACAATAATCTTTACGTCTACAAAGAACTTTATGTTAACGGCAGTACGGGTAGAAAATATCAAGCGGATACCTTCGCGCAGAAGGTAAGAGAGATGGAAAAAGGGGAGAGAGTTCTTTACGGAGTTCTAGACTCTTCTGTATGGAGTAAGCGAGGCGATATCGGTCCTAGTATTGTGGACACTATGAAAGAGAATGGCTGCCATTGGCGCCCCTCTGATCGCTCTCCTAACTCACGTAAGAACGGTAAGATGGAAGTCCATCGTAGACTTCATGTACGTGATCTACAAGATGGTAAACCTAAACCTTCTCTATTTTTCTTCGATAATTGTAGGCAAGTAATTAAAGATTTACCTACTTTACCCCTTGATGAAAACGATCCTGAGGATGTTGATACCAAGGCTATTGACCACAGCTATGATGCTCTGCGTTACGGCTGCATGTCAAGGCCGATGAATCCAACTAAAATGGAATGGATTAATCAGCAAATAGCTAAAGAAAAATTTCACGTTGCCGATGGGACTTTCGGCTATTAAGTAAGGATAAAATTATGAAAGAAGAACTCTGCAATTATAAGACAGTAAGTGTTGATATTCTAAAGAAGTATAAGCAGGGTGATTTTGGCCCCACTGTAGGGAATGTAAAAGCTCCTCAGTATGACAGCCCATTGCCAAATCCTTATGACGAGACATATTACACTAAGAAAAGCTAATGCTAAATCCTACTGACGCTGTATCTGCCCTTGATGATGAAAAGAAAGAGGGCAGTACAGAAGTACAAACCCCTTATTCTGGCCTTATCCAGACTGTAAAAGAGCGCTGGCAGCGGGCTAAACTAGCTCGCATGAGCGATGAACAGCGTTGGCTACGCGCTTTCCGTAATTTTCGTGGTACATACGATCCTACTGTAGTGTTCCGAGAGAACGAAAAGTCCCGTGTATTCATTAAAATCACTAAAACTAAGACACTAGCCGCTTACGGTCAGCTTCTAGAAGTCATTTTTGCAAGTAATAAATTCCCTATTGGTATTTCTCCTACAGAGAAACCAGAAGGTATTGCTGAAATGGCCTATATGCCGCCTCCTGGCACTCCTGATGTTGAAGCCCAAGGCCCTCAAGATATGTATGGCTTTGACGGTGACGGTAATGAATTACCACCAGGGGCTACTTATTCTTCTCTATTAGGTGGATTACAGAGCAAACTAGGAAGTGCGGGCTTTAAAGAAGGGCCTGCTCCTGATCCTGCTCATATGGTACAGATTAGCCCTGCTGAAATGGCTGCCAAAAACATGGAAAAACTTATCCATGACCAGCTAGAAGAGAGCAGCGCAGGTACAGTTATGCGTCATGTGCTCCATGAAATGTGTACTCTAGGTCACGGGGTTATTAAAGGTCCATTCACATATGAAAAAGTATCTCATAGATGGGTTCCTGGGCCTGCTGGCAACACGTATGAACCAATTAAAACGCTCGTACCAAAGATTGAAGCTGTCAGTGTTTGGAATTTTTATCCTGATCCTGATGCTATTGCTCTAGACAACGCAGAATGGGTTGTTGAGCGTCATGCTCTTAGTCGAACTGCTATGCGTGATCTACTTAAAAGACCTTTCTTTCGTGAAGAAGCTATCCGATCCTGTCTATCTGAGGGCACAAACTACACAAAAGAGTGGTTTGAGAACTACATTAAGGACAGTCCACAGTCAGATGGCACACCAGAGCGCTTCGAGGTACTAGAATATTGGGGTATCATGGATGCTGATATGGCTCGTGATGCCGGTCTTGAGATTGCTGACGATCTAGATGAGCTAGATGAAGTACAAATTAACGCTTGGGTGTGTGGAAATCAAATTCTACGCCTTGTAGCGAACCCTTTTACTCCTGCTCGCATCCCATACCAAGCCTGCCCCTACGAAATTCATGGGTATCAGTTCTTTGGTATCGGTGTTCCTGAGAATATGGAAGATTGTCAGACAGTTATGAATGGTCATATCCGTATGGCTATTGATAATCTAGCGTTTGCTGGTCATCTGGTGTTCTCAATTGATGAAAATGCCCTAGTTCCAGGCCAAGAAATGAAAGTTTACCCTGGAAAAATCTTTAGGGTTAATCAGGGTATGGATGCTAGGGCTGCTGTTAACGGAATTAAGTTCCCAAGTACAGCCAATGACAACTTGCAGATGTTTGATAAGGCGCGCCAGCTAGCAGATGAAGCAACTGGCATCCCATCTTACAGTCATGGCTCTCAAGGCGCTCAAGCAATGACCAGAACTGCATCTGGTATGTCAATGTTGATGGGTGCAGCCGCCCTTAATATCAAAACAGTGGTAAAAAATATTGATGATTACTTTTTACAGCCGCTTGGTGAGTCTTTCTTCCACTGGAATATGCAATTTAACGAAGATGCTCCTGAAATTAGGGGTGATCTTGAGATTAAAGCTAGGGGAACTGCTGCTCTTATGCAAAAAGAAGTTAGGTCACAGCGCCTACTCACTTTTCTGCAAATTAGCGCTAATCCTGTTTTTGCTCCATTTATTAAGGCCCATGTACTTCTTAAAGAAATTGCTGAAAGCCTCGATATTGAGCCTGAAAAAGTTATTAACGACCCTGAACAAGCGGCTATTTACGCGCGTATCATAGGAATGATGAATAATGGACAAGGTGGCCCTCAAGGAACTGCGACCCCTGCTGGAGAGTCGGGTATGGGAGCTTCTGGAGGAATGGGTTCAGAAGCATCTGGCACAGACCCATCGGGAAATGGAGGGGGTACGATCGGAACAGGAGATGTTCCGGCTCCAGGGTCGAGCCGCTTTTCTGCGAACAATGCTGGGCCTCAAGGCTAACGCTAGAAGCGGGGATATTTAATGGGGTTACTTCAACATATTGGTCCATCTACAGAAGCCGGTGTACCATTTACCAGCCCACCAAGCCCCCAATATATTGAAGAATTCAATCAGGCTATGCAGCAGGCGGGATCGCAGGTTCGCATCCTACCTGTTGGTATGGGTAGTAACGGCATTATGCAGTATCTTATCCAGCAGCCTACACAGAATACTGTAGAAAATCCAGATGCTATTTCTGGTGGCGCGGATGCTGGTAACGCCCCGGATACTGGTACTGTTGCAGCTACACCTAATAACATCGGCACTATTGGTACTATCGGACTTGGTGTTGTGGGTTTAGGACTTACTTCTAACCCTGTCGGTATTGGTCTAGGAATTGCTAATACAGTGTCAATGGCACTGACCGGCAAGAGTATTATGACCCACGTTATGAACGTTGCTAAAGGTGTAGTTGCACCTGATCCTGCACCTGATCCTGGCCCTGATCCTAGTTCCCCTGACACCGAAGCCGCTGCTTCTCAAGCACAAGCCGCTGCTGAGTCTCAGGCTGCTGAGTCTAATACTGCCCCTGGTGAAGCTTCTGCTGTCGCCGCTGCAACTCAGGCTAACGCTGCTGCTGTCGCTGCTAATAATGCTAATGAAGATGGTAGCGCTGCTGCTAACGATGCTAGTGGTGTAGGCAATGCTGGTGATGGTAATGGCGGCGTAGGCGGAGATAACGCATCTGCTGGCAATGACGGTGGAGATACAGGAGCAGGCGCTAGTGCTGCCGCAGCTAGAGGCGGATTAATTCATTCAGCAAATTATTATAAACATGGTGGATACGAAATGGGTGGACTTGTAAAACCTACTTACTACGCGCAAGCCGTAGATCAGATTAAAAAGAAGTACGCCCTTGGCGGTTCTGTCGATGACACACGAAATCCTAACGTAGCTAGAAATGCTAATGGCACTGCTTTAGGTGCTGGCATGGTAGCTGGTAAGAATTTGGGACTACAAAAAGCTCCTGATAAAAGTGTCAGACCACAAACTCTTAGTCCCACGGATGATTCCCTTAACCCTTTGAGCGATGCTTTTGGTAGTCAGGTATCTGACGCGCAGAGACAAGAAGATGCCGATAAGAAATATGCAAGAGAGCATAACGCCGTATATAGAGACGCTAGAGGTAATTATAGTTTTAACGCTGGCGGACTAATTCCTCGACAGTATGCTGATGGCGGATCGGTTCCAGGTGATCCTAATTCCCCTGCTGATCCTAGAGTTCTAGCCCAACTTCCTCCTGAGAATACCGCAGATGATGTTCCTGCTAAACTCAGTCAAGGGGAATACGTTCTAGACGCTGCTACCGTTATGTTTTATGGCGCAGATTATTTCCGTAAACTACAAGAAAAAGCACACAAAACTATTCTTGAGCAAGAAGCTAAACAGAACCCACAACAGCAGGGATTAGCTGCTCCACAGCAGCAACAGCAGGCTCCGCAGCAAGCGGCACCACAAACGCCTCTCCCTCAGCAGGCTCCCCCAGCTTC